GACTCCCGCACGGTCGAGGGTACCGACGCCACCATATTCAAACAGATCATCGAGAAGTACGGCGAGGACTCCGACGAGGCGCGCGTCGAGGTTAAGGGGGAATTTCCCCGGCAAGGCGACAAACAGTTTATTTCCCGCGAGGTCGTGGACGCAGCTATCGTCCGCGAGATCACGGCCGACGCCGGCGCGCCGCTCATGATGGGGGTCGACGTCGCGCGCTTCGGGGATGATAAATCGGTTATCGCTTTCCGGCAGGGCCGGGACGCGCGGAGCATCCCTTGGAAAGAATATAAGGGGATGGACACCTACCAGCTCGGCAGCCGAGTGGCCGAGCTCGCCGATAAGTACCAGCCGGATCTGATTTGCGTCGACGGCGGTGGCGTGGGCGGCGGTGTGGTGGACTACCTGAAGGCGCGCGGCTACCGGGTCCACGAGGTCCAGTCCGGCACCCGCGCCGACCAGCCGGAAGATTATGCCAATAAGCGGACGGAAATGTGGGCGGAAATGCGTAAATGGTTGCTCACCGGCGCGATACCGCCGGACTCCGAATTGAAAGACGACTTGTTGAGCCCCGAGTATAAATTCCGTGGCGACGGGTCCGTCCTGGCGCTCGAGCCAAAAGAGGCCATGAAAAAGCGCGGTTTTGCGTCGCCAAACAAGGCGGACGCCCTGGGGCTCACGTTGGCGACCAGAGTCGCCCGGCGGGACGCCCGCGGGGGTAAGGGCCGGGTGCGCGCGGCGAATGGCGTTGATTACAAAATTCTTGGGTGATATGTTGAGAAAAACACAACAACCGTTATTCGGGGGTTATTATGGGTTTTCTGTTTGGCGGTCCTAAAGTTTCAGCGCCGCCGCTTCCACCGGAAAAAGCGAACCAGGCCGAGCTGAACGCCGCGGCCGCGGCCGAGCGCAAGCGGGTCGCAGCGATGAACGGCAGCGCGTCAACCATCTTGACGGGCGGCATGGGCGACACATCGAAGGCGCCGACGGCTTCGGCGCAGCTTTTGGGGCGGTAGGTGGCATCCGAATCCGACACCATAAAGACGATTCTCCAAGAGCAATCGGCGATGGAAGCCTGGCGCGGCACCTTCGAGGCGCATTGGCAGGAAGTCGCCGAGGTTGTTTTGCCGAGGGAATCGAACACTTTCCAAGGGTTTCGGACACCGGGGGCGAAGCAAACCGAGAAGCAATTCGACGCCACCGCGGCCTCGGCGCTCGACCGGTTCACGTCGGTTATGGATTCTATGTCGACACCTCAAAATTCAAAGTGGCACCGGCTGAAATCTACAGATTCATCCCTTAACAAAAATCCGCGGGTACGCCGTTACTTTGAGGACGCGAACAACATTCTGTTTGACCAGAGGTATGTTCCCCGCGCGAATTTCAATAATCAAAAACTAGAGGAATACACTTCGCTCGGCGCTTTCGGTACCGGCGCCCTGTTCGTCACCCGGCGCATGCCGACGGCCAAAGTCGACCCGCGCGGCGGGTTGCGCTACCGGAGCATCCACCTGGCGGAGCTGTTTATCGCCGAGAATTTTCAGGGGAACGTCGACAAGGTCCACCGTAAATTCAACATGACGCGGCGCCAGGTCGTGCAGGAATTCGGCAAAGATAAGTTACCCGCTAAGTTTTTGGAACTGGCCGAGAAAACACCAGAGTCCGAGGTTCCGGTGCTGCATTGCGTCAAGCCGCGCGCGGATATGGACCCGTCGAAAGCGGATCACCGCGGCATGCCGTTCGCGTCATACCACGTTCTGCCCGAGGAAAAAGTGCTCTTGCGCGAGGGCGGCTATGACACGATGCCATACATTGTCAGCCGTTACCGCACGGCGTCCCGCGAAGTGTACGGCCGCTCGCCCGCGATGATGGTGCTCCCCGCCATTAAGGTGCTGAACGAGCAAAAGAAAACGTCGCTTAAAGTCGGCCACCGCCTCGCGGACCCGATTATCCTGGCGTCCGACGACGGCGTCCTTGACGCCTTCAGCCTGAAGCCCGGCACACAGGTTTCCGGCGCTATAGACTCGTCCGGCCGCAAACTGGTTTCGACGTTGGATATGCCGGCGGGCCAGCTTCAGGCCGTCGACAAGATGATGGAATACGAGCGCCAGGCGATCAACGATGCGTTTATGATTACACTGTTTCAGATCCTCGTCGAAACGCCGCAAATGACGGCCACCGAAGTCCTTGAGCGGACGCGGGAAAAAGGTATTCTTTTGGCGCCGACGATGGGGCGCCACCAGACGGAATCTCTCGCGCCGATGATCGAGCGCGAACTGGACATTTTGGCGGACATGCAAATGCTCCCCGATATGCCGCCGGAGCTGGTCGAGGCGCAGGGCGAATACGGTATTGAGTACGACTCCCCCTTGTCGCGCGCCATGCGCGCGGAGGAAGCCGCGGGCTTTTTCCGCATGATCGAACAAACGTCGGTCGTCGCGAACGTGACACAGGACCCCTCTATTTTCGACCATTACAATTTCGAGGCCGCGATCCCTGAGATTGCGGATATTCAAGCCGTCCCGGCGGCGTGGATGGCGACGGCCGAACAGATTGACGCCAAGCGCCAAGGCCGCCAGCAGCAAGTCGCCACACAACAAATGATCGACGCCGGCCCCGCGGCCGCGGCGATGATAAAGAACGTGCAGCCCCGTTAAATGAGATCCGCAAAAGAAATCGTAAAGGACTTCCTGATACGCCGCGCCCAGGCGTATAGAAATGTTCTAAACAAGGAGTCGCCGACCGCGCGCATTGTATTGAAGGACTTGGCTAAATTTTGTCGCGCCACACAGTCTACTTTCCACACCGACCCGCGCGTCGAGGCTTTACTCGAGGGAAGGCGCGAGGTATGGTTGAGAATATCTCAACATTTACAGTTGAGCGATGATGAACTTTGGAATCTGTTAAACAAGGAGTAAGCCATGCCAGCAGAAGCCGCCCCGGCGCAAGAGCAACAAACACAACAACCCGCAACGCAAGCCGCGCCCCCGGCGCCGGCGAACAATTCCGCCCCGGCGAATTGGGTCGAAGGGATCCAGAATGAGGAAATCCGCGGGTGGGCGATGAACAAAGGTTTCCATCAGAAATCCCCGGCGGACGCGCTGGAAAGTTATCGCAATCTTGAGAAAACCTTCGGCGCAGATCGCGCCGGCCGCACGGTGGTTTTGCCGTCCAACTGGGAGGACCAGACGGAGGTCGGCCAGTTTTACGAGAAATTGGGACGCCCCAAGACGTCGAACGACTACGGTTTTAAAGTCGAGGGCGGCGACGAGGGTTTCGTGAAGTGGGCGAAAGATACCTTTTTTGAGGCCGGATTGCCGGCGCGCCAGGCGGACCTGATCGTCAATAAATACCAAGAATTCCAGAAGGCCCAAATAGAGGGTTACAACCAGATTCAACAAACCAAATTCGATGGCGACGTCAAGGCGTTGAAGGCCGAATGGGGCGCCGCGTTCGAGGCTAATGCGAAGATCGTGGACTCCGCGGCCGTCAAGCTCGGCGTGACGGCGCAGCAGCTCGAGGGGTTGAAAACGGTTATGGGACCCGCCGCGGCCATGAAATTCCTGCACAACATTGGCTCCCGCGTCGGCGAGGATACCTTCGTCGAGGGCGGAAACAAGCAGGGCTTCGGCCCCCTCACCCCGGCACAGGCAAAAGATAAGCTGAACGCTATGGCCGCCGACGGTGAATTCATGAAGGCGCTCACCATGCAAAACCACCCCAAACATGAATGGGCGGTGGCTGAAAAATCGAAACTGGTGCAAATGATGGTGGCGGGCGGAAATGTCTGATAACATAATACCCGCGCAAGCCCCTGAAAAACACGTCCGCCTGAAGTGTTTGGAACTCGCCATCGGGATCGCGGCCCGCCAGGCGAATTTGTCCGCCGAGAATGTTGTTGAAATCGCAACACAGCTAGAGCATTATGTTTCCAACGAGGTCTGTCATGGTGGACTTCCCGCCGGTACGCCTAAAAACGTACCGGTTTCCACCGGAAAGAAATCGCAGCGGACAACCAAGCACGACGTCGTCGTCTAGGCCCGCGGGTATAAAGAGATAACGGATACTCGCGGCCCTGCCTGTCAGACAAGCCCACACCGTAAATGATGTGTTTTTAACAACATTACGAAAGGGCTGACAAATGTCTCAGCAAATTAACGTAACTACCTCGCAAGAGTACACGACAAACGTGCAACTCCTGCTCCAACAGCGCGGCGGCAAGCTGATGAACGCTGTTCAAGTGGGCTACCACAAAGGCAAAGCGGCGAAGGCCGTTGAGCAAATCGGCAAGGTTAAGGCACAGAAGCGCCTGACCCGCCACGGCGACACCCC